AAGTATCGTCTGGATTCAGTCAACCCAAGCTAGACGGCATTCGCTGTATAGCAAACTCTAAGGGATTATGGACACGAAGCGGTAAGCCTATCAATAGCTGTCCACACATCTGGGATGAGATCAAAGATGTCGTAGCACTCAATCCCGCTATTACATTAGATGGTGAGTTATATAACCATGAATTGAAAGAAGACTTCAACAAGATTGTTAGTTTAGTTAGAAAGACTAAGCTGTCAGATCAAGGTATCGAAGACTCTAAGCGTTTGGTACAATATCACGTTTATGATGTTTATGATAGTAATGAGCCTGATACCACTTTCTTTTTAAGAAGCGAACGTCTAACAATTGAGTCTACTAGACCTGGATTATTTGACAAGTATTTACATCTAGTGCCTACCACTTTCTGCGATACTCAAGATGAGCTGGATGAGTTATATGCCTCTTATATGTCTGATGGTTATGAAGGTCAGATGGTTCGACTTGATGAGAAGTACGAATGTAAACGATCTAAAAGCCTTCTCAAAAGAAAGCAGTTTATCACAGAAGAGTATGATGTAGTGGCTGTCGAAGAAGGACTAGGCAATTGGTCTGGACACATCAAGAGATTTGTTCTCCGACTGCCAGATGGCACGACTTGCGGTGCTGGAGTTAGAGGTACGCAGACTCAGATGAAAGAGCTTTTTGAGTCTAATGAAACGCCTACCTGGGCAACACTAAGATACTTCGGACTTACACCTGATGGAGTACCAAGATTTCCAGTAGTGGTTGATTACGGTGTTGGTGAGAGAGACGATTAGTATTGACAAAATGTTTCTTATAGTGTACAATGTTTCTTATATTATGCAATTTTTATTTGGAGTAGTAATTTGAGTTTTTATACCTGTGTGAATCGATACGGCAATAATATGCTGTATCGTGGTTATGATGATCAGGGCAAAGCTGTTAAAGCTAGACTGCCGTTTGAGCCTACTATGTATCTTGTGTCGCAGAAGGCTACTGGCGAGTGGAAGACTCTTCAGGGTCAGCCAGTTGAGCCTATCAAGCTAGATTCAATGTCTGAAGCCAGCGACTTCGTTAAGAAGTACAAAGATATTGATAACTTTCAGGTTCACGGTAACTCAAACTTTACTGCTCAGTTCTTGAACAGTAAACACCCAGGCAAGATCGATTATGATTCTAAGCTGATCAATGTTGGCAACATCGATATTGAAGTACAGTCTGATGATGGCTTTCCAGAGCCAGATCAAGCTAAGTATCCAGTTACTGCAATCTGTTACAAGAGTAGTCAGTTAAATGCTTATTATGTTTGGGGTACTGGCGACTATGATGTATCTAAGACAGAGCTAGAGCTAGATGGCGCAGAAGTTCTTTATGTAAAGTGTGCTGGCGAAACTGATCTTATGTTGAAGTTTCTGAACTATTGGATGCATAACTGCCCAGACATTATTACTGGTTGGAACATTCGACTATTTGATATACCGTATCTAATCAAAAGAACAGAGAATATTCTCGGTAAAGAAACTGTGAAGAAGTTCTCTCCTTTTGGCATCACAAAGTATCGTCAGATTGCTATCAAAGGCAGAGATATGGATGCTTATGAGATTTACGGTGTACAGCAAGTGGATTACTATGACCTCTTCACGAAGTTCGGATTCACTTACGGCACTCAAGCCTCATACTCTCTAGATCATATTGCTTCTACTGTTCTCGGTGAGAAGAAGCTATCTTATGCAGAGCATGGATCATTGTTTGGTCTGTATAAGTCTGATCACCAGAAGTTCATCGACTACAATATTAAAGATGTCCAGTTGGTTGACAAGATCGATAAGCAGACTGGTCTTATGGATCTAGCCTTAGTTATCGCATACAAGGGTGGTGTGAATTACGCTGATACGTTTGGTACGACTGGTATATGGGATTCTATCATATATCGTTATTTGAGTGATAGAAACATTGCTGTGCCACCATCTGTAGCTAAACGCAAAGATTCATATCCCGGTGGTTATGTAAAAGAGCCACGAGTTGGTATGACTGAGTGGGTCACTTCATTCGATTTAAACTCTCTATATCCTAATCTAATTGTTCAGTACAATATGTCGCCAGAGACTTTACTCAACGGTGGTGGTGACTTTACTATTGGTGGCGTAGATCACTATCTGAACAATGAGTTGACTGAAGATGCTAGAGCGATGGATGTTGCAGTAGCGGCAAATGGTTCGATGTATCGTAAAGACAAGCGTGGTATTCTGCCAGATATCATTATCGGTTTGTATAATGAGCGAAAGGTTGTTAAGACTGATATGCTTAAACTCAAGCAAGATTACGAGAAAGATAAGACTGCTGATCTAGATCGAGAAATCAATCGACTAGATAATACCCAACAAGCTGTAAAGATTTTGCTCAACTCACTCTACGGGGCGTTAGGTAATAATTACTTCCGATACTTCGATCTTAGAATAGCAGAGGGTATTACGCTATCTGGTCAGTTGTCTATCAAGTGGGCTGAGAAAGCCATGAATGAGTTTCTAAACAAGATGCTCAAGACTGATGATGATTACGTTATCGCAATGGACACAGATTCACTTTATGTTGATATGTCTCCTCTAGTGAAAGCTGTCAATCCTAAAGATCCTGTGAAGTTCATCGATAAAGCTTGTGAAGAAAAGATCGTACCTATTCTAGCCAAGTCGTATGATGCGATGTTTGAGCGAATGAATGCATACGATAGTCGAATGGTTATGGCTCGTGAAGCTATTGCTGATAAGGGTATCTGGACTGCTAAGAAACGCTATATACTTAACGTGTTTAATAACGAGGGTGTACAGTACGCAGAGCCTAAGCTAAAGATTATGGGCATTGAAGCTGTTAAGTCATCAACGCCTCAGATAGTAAGAGACAAGTTCAAGAAAGCGTACTCGCTGATGCTCAACTCGACTGAAGCTGATCTACAGAAGTTTGTTGCTGATTTCTATGAAGAGTTCAAGAGTCTACCGCCAGAAGATGTGTCCTTTCCTCGTGGCGTAAGTGATATCGTGAAGTGGAAAGATCAGCATACGATATATAAGAAGGGTACTCCTATTCACGTCAGGGGCGCATTACTATATAACAAGCAAGTCGAGAAGCTAAACCTCTCTATTGAGGGTATCAAGAATGGATCTAAAGTTAAGTTTTGTTATCTGAAGATGCCCAATCCTCTTATGGAGAATGTTATATCATTCAACCCATTCTTGCCTAAAGAGTTTGGCATACACGAACACATCGACTATGAAATGCAATTTAACAAGACGTTCAAGGATCCACTGAAGTTGGTATCTGATGCCATCAATTGGGAACTTGAACATATCAACTCACTAGAAGACTTTTTTTGTTAGGAGAAAAATATGGTTTGGCTTGATTTTAACGAATTTGCCGCAAGACTCTACGCAGACGCTATGTCTGAAAGAAGCGATGAGGGCGAAGATAGTACTCCAGTTGAAGAGTGGCTGAAGCTGAACGACACTTTCCTAAGACAAGAGTATCTTGAACAAGTGGATTTAATAAAGGAGAAAGAAAATGTCTGATTTTGAATTGAACGATTTCGGATTTACCGCCGTTGACGAGGATGAGTTAGCTGTTGTGCAGACACAGCAGGCAGTAGTATCACAAACAGAGGCTAAAGCAGAGTCTACACAGGACCAGCTAGATTCTTTATATAATGCTATTACGCCATTGTTGAACAATCTAAAAGCGAACCCAGAGCGGGAATACATCCTGTGGCCTAATCGTACAGCAAAAATTGAAGAGTTTGAGAAGAAGTTGTTTGACATCTATAACAAATAGTGTTATAATAGCGTAGTGAAGTATAATATGGAGATAGATTATGAGAACAGTATTATGTCTTTTTGCAATTAGTGCCATTGTTATAGGGACTATCTTTATGGGTTACCATACTTGGTCTGATTGTCTTGAAGAGAACAGTTTCCTTACTTGCTCTCGAATGTTAAATAAGTAATATGAATATTGAATTTGGAGAATAAATTATGTCATCATTAATGGAAAAGCTTGCCAAGAACTCTACCATCAAGCTCACAGCCTCTATAACAGAGTCTAAAGTGTTTGGTGTGAAAGAGATGGCGCCAACATCTGTCCCTATGGTAAATGTTGCGTTATCTGGCAAGATCGACGGTGGATTATCACCCGGTCTACTCATGTTAGCAGGTCCGTCAAAACACTTTAAGTCTGCGTTCGCATTGCTTATGGCAGCCGCTTATCAGAAGAAACATCCCGATGCTGTGGTGTTATTCTATGATTCAGAGTTTGGTACACCTCAGGCTTACTTTGAGTCTTTCGGTGTTAATATGGATCAAGTTATCCATACGCCAATCACTGACGTAGAGCAGTTGAAGTTTGATATCATGCAACAGCTTGAAGGCCTGACAGCTAAAGATAAAGTCGTTATCATTATCGATTCTATTGGTAACCTTGCATCTAAGAAAGAAGTAGACGATGCTATGTCTGGTAAGTCAGTTGCTGATATGTCACGAGCTAAACAGATGAAGTCGCTGTTCAGAATGATTACACCTCATTTGAATCTTAAAGATATTCCTCTTGTTGCTGTGAATCACACATACAAAGAGATTGGTCTATATCCTAAAGATATCGTATCTGGCGGTACTGGTGCTTACTATTCTGCTGATGCTATCTGGATCATTGGTCGTCAACAAGAGAAGATTGATAAAGAGATCAAGGGTTATCACTTCATCATCAATATCGAGAAGTCTCGCCATGTTCGTGAGAAGTCTAAGATTCCAGTAACTGTGACATTCGAAGGTGGTATCTCGAAGTGGTCTGGTCTAATGGATGTCGCTGAAGCAGGCGGTTATATCGTCAAGCCTAAAGTTGGTTGGTACGAAGCAGTCGATCCAAAGACCGGTGAAGTTAAGTGCGATAAGATGATGCGAGCCAAAGAGATTGTAGATAACAAAGAGTTCTGGCTTATGATGTTTAAAGAGACTGATCTAGCTACTTACATTCGAGACAGCTACACAATGGCAACAAAGTCTTTGATTGACGATGATTCGCAAGTGCCAAACTTGGAGAAAATCGCTGATGCTTGAGCAAACGATTCTATCAGGATTGTTACATAATGAAGATTATATGCGTAGGGTTGTACCATTCCTTACTGATGATTACTTCGATGATTTCTCTGAGAAGAGTGTCTACAAGTCAATTGTAAGCTATATATCTGACTACAACGGAGTGCCTACGAAAGAGGCACTCCGTATCTCAATCGAAGAGAAGTCTAACATTAGTGATGATCAATATCAATCTATATCGCAGATCATTACCGCTTTAGATTATGATGAGAAGACTGATATTGAATGGTTAGTTGATAAGACAGAGAAGTTCTGCCAAGACAAAGCTATCTACAATGCTGTTCGAGAATCTATTCTTGTTCTTGATGGTCAACACAAAGACCTAGACAAGGGTTCGATCCCAGAGTTGCTGAGTAATGCACTTGGTGTATCTTTTGATCAAGCGATTGGTCATGACTTTCTTGAACAGCCCGAAGATCGATTTGACTTCTATCACACGAAAGAAGATAAGATTGGATTTGATCTAGACTTGTTCAATAAGATCACTAAGGGTGGTTTGTCACGCAAGTCTCTGAGTATCGCACTTGCTGGTACTGGTGTTGGTAAGACTCTGTTTATGACTCATTGTGCATCTGCCAATCTTATGGCAGGTAAGAATGTTCTTTACATTACAATGGAAATGGCAGAAGAGAAGATATCAGAGCGTATTGATGCTAATCTAATGAACACAACGATGGACAGTCTACAAGATATGCCTAAAGATGTGTTTATGAAGAGAGTGCAGAAGGTCAAAGATAAGACAACTGGTAAACTGATCGTCAAAGAGTTCCCGACAGCAAGTGCTGGCTCTGCCCACTTCCGTCATCTACTCAACGAACTGAAGCTAAAGAAGAACTTTATTCCAGATATGGTCTATATTGATTATCTAAATATATGCACCAGTTCGAGAATGAAAGCGGGTGCGAATGTAAACTCGTACACGATCATCAAAGCTATTGCCGAAGAACTTCGTGGTCTTGCTGTAGAGTTCAATGTTCCAATCTTGAGTGCTACACAGACAACGAGAACTGGCTATAGTAGTTCAGATTTGAATCTTGAAGATACTTCTGAATCATTTGGTCTACCTGCTACTGCTGACTTTATGTTTGGTTTGATCTCAACAGAAGAACTTGAAGGTCTTGGTCAGTTAATGGTCAAGCAGTTGAAGAATCGATGGGGTGATACCAACTATCTCAAGCGATTTATCATAGGCATTGATCGATCTAAGATGAAGCTATTTGACGCAGAAGACTCTGCTCAAGATTTGGTCAACGATGGTCAATCTAATCAGAAGACTGATAGTAAGCCTTCATGGGGAAACAAAGATAGTGGCGACAAAGATAATGTCACTTCATTTAGAAACAAGAAGAAGCCAGACTTTGGTGGATTCAAATAGGAGAATAATATGTGGCTTTGGTTAGTAAGTAGTGTTGCGGGTTCACTTTTAGGAGCAGCCTCAACAAAATGGTTTAAAGATACAAAAGCGGGATTGTGGTGTTACGCTAAGTTTGAACAAATTGCAGACTGGGCAACAGAACGATACGGCATTGATGTGTTAGATAAAGAAGGTATTGCATGGAAACGCAAGTACCCAAATGTCGCAAAGCAGATAGATGAGTTAAATGCTGAAGTGGATGTCTTAGCTAAGAAGATCGCAACTTTAGATAGAAAGAGGACTACTAAGAAGTAGTTTTGTTGAGACGAAAAAAAAGCGACTGTAAAAAGTCGCTTTCTTAACAATAGTTTACGTGGTCGAGAGGAACCCCACCTGCATCTACAATGCTTCCTCGACTATTCCTTCTGTGATATTTATTTCTAAGCGTCACACTTGCCTCTTGTGATATACACATTCACACGCACCCTTACGTCTTATTTATACAAATTATATAGCTAAGTCAACAAATATGTTGATTATTTACAAA